CGGGAATGATTTCCCAAGTTGAGTCATCAGCCCACTGACCATATGTTCCCAAGTTTCCAACGGCGCTCAATCCGCCATAATATCCAAAAAATCTCCACATGGCGTGAGGCGTCTTGTAGTGTACTTTTTTAATGGTTAGGTTTCTTTTACCATTGTTGTCTTTCAGTTTACCATAATAAGGTACGCCAGTATCTGTTGCAGAGGCGCTGTAAATCAGGGCCTGCAAGTCGTAATCAGACTGCTCGCTCACTGTATCAATGGACGCTGAGTAAATCGGCTGATCTCCACCGATGTTTGCTTCTGTCGACATTCTGCTGGCTACTCTCTTTGTGTAAGAGAAGTCATATTTGGGGTATGCCAACTCAATTCTCTGAGAGCCCAAGGAGGATGACAGGTCGCCGGCCTTCAACTCCCCATCGTGATCGAAGGAACCGGTTGTATTTCCCAAGGCCCCTCCAAGAATATTTTTCGCCTGATGAAGGTTTACAATGTAGGAATATTCGAGTACCGCCTCTTCATAAGCGGCATAAACCTGATATTCTGTCAACTCGACATCGAGGACATCGCCACCAAGTTTCTTGAAGACGTGTGCAACCTGGTCAACGGCACCTGAAATGAAATCCTGTGCTGCGCCTTCACCAGAGTCTGGTCGAATGTGCCTGGTGTAGATGCCGAAAGGGAGCGGGTTTGCTGTGGAATCTACATTTGTAAGTGTCCCGGTAACGGGCAAGACCGACTTGCTTGTGTTGCTATCTGGTCTAAGATTTGGTGTTGACATATTATAATACCCCTATCGGTAATTAGTAATCCGGGCAACAAAAAACCCCGCTCCAGCAAAAAACTAGAACGGGGCTTGTTTGTATCGCTACTCGGTAGATTAGCCGTTCAAGTCGGCAACAATAACGAGTCCGTACATGTCAGGACGCACCATCTTCTTGGCGTAGCGGGTCATGACTCCCTTACGGGGCACGAAGTCCTCTACACCGAAAATGGTGGGAGTGACCTGTAGCGGGACATACGGGGCATATACATAGCCACTCTCAAGGAAGCTATTACCCTTACGTCCTACTAGGACAACGTTACGCGGGAAGTACGGATCAACGTACACATCCCACTTCTTGCTGAGTGAACCGGTGTTAACCGCACCAACTGTTCCACGATCAGAGTCCGCAGTCACGTTCGCACGGAAACCAGCGGTAAACTCTAGGATGTTGGCGACCTCGGGTGACACAACAATAAAGTTGGCACCACCACGGAGAGTCTTGCGGTGGATCTGAGCAGAAACATCGTTGATTGTCTCAACAAGTGTCTCGTACCACTCAGAAACCGTACCAGTGAAGTCCGCACCGAGCAAACTCTCGTTGGAGAGGGTGCTGATGGGGAGACCAGTTGAACGGTCTAGGAAACGGCCCGGGCGGCGTGACCAGTACTTGGTATCGGCCGTAGCGCCCTTGACGAGATCCTCAAGAATCTCACGATCAATCTCAAGAGCAATCTGCTCAGAGAGGATTGATGTAAGCTCAACCTCGGCATCAAGGTTGTGGTAGGCGTTGAGATCCTGTCCCAACTCCGGTGTCCACTTGGCCTTGAGCTTCTTGGTCATCGCGGTGACAGAAATACTGTCCACCTTGATGTCGATCTCAGGGATCGCCTCGTCGGCCTCAAGGTCCCACGGGGACGCACCAACAACGGCTCCACGAGCGCCGGCAGCGCCGGCAGCAGGTGTGCCACCAAAGCTATCAGCAATCATGTACTCAAGAGTCTGGCCGTGGCCGTTGTCATGCGTAAACGCATTGTCGACAACGGTCGGAATATCGGTGTCAGAAGCCGCGAAGAGCAAGATGTGAGTCTTTGTTGAACCAGAAAACTGGGTCAAGCGACGCACTTGGCGGGTGTCGTTGGCCAATGTACCAGAAGTTGTAACGAGAGTGACGCTCTGGAGCGCATCGTCGTTAAAGTTGGCGCCAAGATCGGACACCGCAACTTTCGCAATTGCAACACTGGTTGTACCAGAGGTGAAATCCGCGTCGAAGCGGCAAAGCTTATCAAACTCAGCCTGTGTGTAGCTACTGTTCATTCCAGTACCGCCACCACTTGCCGGATCATCATCTGATCCGGGCAGGCGACCTCCGAATGTACCTGAAGCAATGATGGTGCAATCAACATCCGAAGCAGAAGCTGTCGGTGAGGAGTAACCATTGTTGAGCGCGTAGGGCCCAAGCTCGGCATTGGCCGCATTTGTAGACCCAAGATCAACACCACCGGTGATGGCCTGTCCGAGGACGCCTCCACCGTAGATTGAGCTTGAATCGGTATCGCTAGCTACCTGAAGACCAAGGTGTGACTTGGCGAGATCTGCCTCGGCTGTGAAGTCCAAGAAGAAGATGAGGCCTGACGGCAAGCTCATCGGCTGGACTGAAACGAGGTCATTTGCAATAAGACCACCAAATACACGACGAACGATGGGGAACGCGACGGCTGCAAAACCTTCGACATCACCACCGGCCATGCTGGAGGCCTCACGCAATAGCTCTTTCGCCTGGTTTTCAAGCAGGAGAGCCATTCCGTTCTTTGTGTTTTCGGAACCCAATCCTTCCAAGAGGCCGGTAGCTTCCCACTTTTCCATGAGAGCGGCACCTTCCGCCTGGAGATCACGATTGACGATTCCTTCTGTTAGTTTATCTAGAACTGACATTTTGTCATATCTCCTTTAAAAAATTAAAATTGTTTTAAGCTTGATTTAATTCAAGCCCGCTAGGGCCTTCATTCTCGCAAGATTGGGATCATCTTTTGGACCCTGATCTTGGTTTGAGTGAGAAACCCGTGTTGAAGAGCGTCGTACAACCGCCTCGCTTAGTGAATTTGGAGCACTTGAACGTTTTGTCGTCGTGCTGCCCACCGCGCTTTGAAGGGTTTCAAATATAACCTTCGCTTCTTCAACGGTACTGGCCTTGGAAATAGCTTCAACAATTTTATTTTTTTGCCGCCCATTCAAAGAGTTGCTACTTAAAGCCTGATTTGTGTAAAGCATTCTTGCGTTCTGGACATTTACTTCATTAACGTTGTCTCTTAGCTGCAAGATTGTCTGCTTGTATTGTTCGTTTTCTTCCTGTAGAAGAGTGATTTGGTTTTGGAGGTTTTCAACGGCCTCCTGGAGCTTGGCGGACTCTTCATCGGACTCGTTGACGCCATCTTCGTCCTCGTCTTCGTCCAAATGAGTCTCGGCTGCTTCAGCCTGATCCACCGCTGTTTCGATCTCGGAAGTGGGGGTCTCAAGCCACCCTGACTTCTGTGGTGTGATATCGACGGTTACATCCTCAAGCAATTCGAGGAGAGCCTTTTCATCGATATCAATCTCCTCATCAAGAGCAAGATCGGCAGCGGGAGCCGCCTCTAGGTCGGGACTTGCAACAGGCTCTTCTAGGCCTGCTTCAATGTCGGTTGCAATATCTTCACGATCTCTCATCTCATCGGCGGTGGGCTCGTCGCCTTCCTCCAACTCCTTCTCAAGTTCGTGAAGGTCAATGGAAACAACGGAAGACGCATCTTCTGCTGTCGCGCCGAGAGGTAGGTCATCAACAACGGACTTGGCGGAGTCAGAAACGGCTGCTTCTTCGCCAGTGACGCCGAGATCATCCATCTCGTCCTGCTCCAAAAGGTTGTCGATTGTTTCCTTGATTTCTGTAGAGTATTTCTCAATAATAAGTGATTCTGCGTTCTTGACGGCGGCCTCTTTGAGGGCTGCTGCATCAATTATTGCTTGTTCCAACATCGTTGACATGGGGTTTTGCTCCTAAGTGGTCGTGAAATGGAGATATTTCATCAAATGTAAATAGTCCTTATTCCCACAAAGATACCAAAAAAACAAAAAAAGGGAGCCCCAGAAAACTGAGACTCCCCCGAAGTCTAAAAGCTAGATCCTAAGATTTAGCCATCGATTTCGTCGTGCTGTGCAGCCAACTTGGCTACGACACTCTTAAGGCTACTGATTGTGGCCTGCTGCTCCTTAACAGCCTCAACGAGGATAGCTGTCAAACGAGAGTAGTCCATGGATGTAGCATCTGTACCATTATCTTCGAAGTCAACGACCTCCGGGACAACGCGTCCAACTTCTTCAGCGATGAATCCGACATCTTTCGCGCCATTGGTCTTCCAGTCGTAGGTTACACCTCTCAACTTGGACAATGTAGCAATCGGTGTCTCGATTGTCTTGATGTTGGTCTTGTATCTCTCGGAGGAGTATGTTCTCCAAGCGTGGGCAATCGCCTTACCACTGTCATCGGCGTTGTTCGGGATAGCCAAGGCGTAGCCTGACTGGTTTGAACCACCAATGTCAATAGAAGTAAACTGTCCAGCGGCACCGGAAACAGTGTTCGCAACAGTGAGCGCACCGTTAGCGGAGATGGCACCAGCGGAACTGATGCTAACACCAGTTGAGCCGTAACCACCAGCAAAGGTGGCCGTACCGTCACATGTGAGGTTTGAGTTCATCTGGATAACACCAGCAGAGCTAATGCTAACACCTGTTGAACCGTAACCGCCACCAACGGTAAGGGCGCCAGTAACGGAACCATTGCCGGCTGTTGAAAGCCCGCCGTCCGCGGAAACAGTTCCGCGCATGTTCCAGTTACCATTTGCCTTGTTGTAAGACGTACCGTAATCGCCGTTGGCGGTGTAACCACCAGCAAAGACGACAGTACCACTTAGGCTTGTTGTACCAACTGTGACAAGATCACCGGTGATCAACGCGCCGTTTGAACCGGTAAGTTTACCAGTAACAGTGGTTACGTCAGAAGCCGCATCACCAAGGGTGACGTTGGCGTTCGCTGTGAAGTTACCATCAACATTGAGAGTACTCTCCATGTCGGCGGCGCCTTCAAAGTTGGAAGCACCAACAACTTCAAGGGCTCCCTGAAGCTGTGAGTTACCGGTCGCATGGAGCGTACCAGAAACAGCGGCATTTCCGTTGATTACAGCGCTTGTACCAATGATGGCAGCAAATGTACCAGCAGCGGCACTGTTGGCACCAATGACGGTTCCGTCAATTGCACCACTATCAACATTAATGTTGGTGATGGCCTGGCTGTTTGCGTCGAGCGCAGCACCAAGCTGATCAGCCTGAAGGCTGTCGACGTAAGCTACACCATCAATGTAGAGATCCTTCCACTCGCGTCCGGAGGCACCGAGGTCACGGGCTGCGTCTGATGACGGAATAAGGTCGGAATCAAAGCGACCAGTTACTGTAACTGTATCACTTGTGGCGTTACCGATGTTAACGTCACCGTTAAGGTCAGCCTGGCCTTCTACTGTCAAAGAACTCTGGGCTGTGATGGCACCCTCAAAAGAAGACGCACCAACGGCCTCAAGTGTTCCCTGAAGCTGTGTGTTGCCAGTCGCGTGAAGCGTACCAGAAACGGCGACGTTCGCCATTGTTGAAGCACCCTGGACGTACAATGTGCTCTCAAGGGTGGTCGCACCAACAGCGTCAAATGTTCCTTGGAACTGAGCGTTGCCGGTTGTGTGAAGCGTACCTGTGATGGCCTGGTTTCCACTGAATGTGGAAGCTCCGCCAACAAGTAGCGCGCCAGAGACGTGCATGCTCTCGTCGGTGTGCCAACGGTCATTTCCTGCGTCCCATCTCAAAGAAGCGACGGCGAGGGATCCCGTTGAACCAAGGTAGAGACCACCCTGGTCAAGAGCACCAAGAGCGGCAGCACCATCATTCTTGCTGGTACCGCTAGCGATAAGGATGACCTTATCAGCGATGTGAAGCTCTGTCTCGTGGTTTGTAATTGTGTTAACAGCACCCATAACTTCCAAGTCACCGCGAACCAAGACGTCATCGAAGTCTGAGTTACCAGTGATCTTGATACCATTGGAACCTGTGAGCTTACCGGTAACAGTAGTTACGTCGGAAGCAGCATTACCAAGAGTAACGTTAGCGTTTGCTGTAAGGTTGCCGTCAACGTTGAGAGTGCTCTCCATATCCGCGGCACCTTCGAAGTTAGCAGCACCAACAACCTCAAGTGCTCCCTGAAGCTGTGAGGCGCCTGTAGCGTGAAGTGTACCGGAAACGGCAGCGTTTCCGTTGATTACGGCACTTGTACCAACAATGGCGGCAAAGGTACCGGCCTGGGCGCTGTTCGCACCGATGACGGTTCCATCAATCGCACCACTGTCGACATTAATGTTTGTGATCGCCTGGGAGTTCGCATCAAGTGCGGCGCCAAGCTGATCGGCCTGAAGGCTATCGATGTAAGCAACGCCATCGATGTAGAGATCTTTCCACTCAAGGCTGGAAGCACCGAGATCGCGGGCTCCGTCTGATGACGGGACGAGATCTGAGTCGAAGCGTCCTGTTGCTGTAATGGTATCGCTTGTGGCGTTACCGAGGTCAACATCACCCTGAACGGCCAAGCTGCTCTGGGCTGTGATGGCGCCCTCAAATGAAGCCGCACCAACAGCTTCGAGAGTTCCCTGAAGCTGGGTGTTTCCTGTAGCATGAAGCGTACCGGAGACAGCGGTGTTCTTGAGTGTTGTGTTACCCTGAACTGTCAAGGTGCTCTCAAGTGAAGCGGCACCAACGGCCTCAAGGGTTCCCTGAAGCTGTGTGTTACCAGTCGCGTGAAGCGTACCTGAAAGCGCAGTGTTGCCGGTCGCGACGAGTGTTGTGAACTTACCAGTACTGTGGGAGTTCGCACCAATCGGTGTTCCGTCAATTGCACCACCATCAATGTTGATAGCATCAAGAGCAGCGCTCTCGATGAAATGCGCACGGGTCATCTTGCGAAGAGTTCCGCCCGCTCCATCGTCGATGACAACGAGATCCGCGTCGTCGACTGTGGTTGTGGCCGTAAGGCCCTGAATGTTTAGTGTGAATGTCATATCGTATTCATCACCATCGATACCGTGACTGGTGTCTGACCAGTTGATATCAATAGCACCACCCTCAACAAACTTGAGTTGGGCGCCTCCGGTAATTGCAAGCTCGGTACCATCACCGTCTTCCAACAACCAAGAACCACCGATGACGTATTCTGCGCCAGCGGAGTCCTTCATGTAAAGCTGAGTTGTGCTGCTCTCATTGGCCGCACCACTCGCATATAGCATAACTGTATTGGAAGCGTTAGCAGGAGCAGATCCTGTAACCTCTTCCATCTGGACATATTGTCCGTATTCTGAAGCCATATTATTTTTCCTCCTGTTGTTGTTTTTGGATTTCTCGCAAACTAATCCCTTGGACGCACTCTAGAGTCGCACGCCAATGGAGTTGTCAACGAAAACAACAACATGTGTTTTGTTTTATGTATTTACCCCATAAAAGAATGAGAACGTGCTAGGCACGTCTCGGATATAAGTAGTTTTCAGGGGGCGTTTGAGGACTAAAAAAAGAAGCGAAAAGTAATAAAAAAAAGGAGGCAAAAGGGGCACTATATCGTGCCCTGTGTTTTACACGGAGTCGGGAGTTCCACCGCCGGAAACTGTGCCGTCGGCATTGATCATGGATACAAACCAAGCAGTAGTGCTGATGCAGTGGCATTTGTAAAATTTGCTTGCGGACAAGGCTAGTTCTTTTGCCTGCACGCCACCACTGTTTGTCATCCCTTCACCGTTTACTGACTTTGAGGCATCGCCAGTTTTTACGCGCAACTCACAGCCTGCGGCGGTCGTTATGTAGACGATCAATCCCATGGAGTGACCAGGGAGTGTTACAACGTTGTTTGCACTGCCACCGTTGCTCCCCACAAGTGCATGGCCAACACCATCATTAATTTGGCCCGTGCCTGTGCCATCAGATGTGGCTACTACTGTCTGTGATGTGTGTTGGGCAACATTTCGATCGCCCGCTGTGTAACTACCCATTGTTCATATCTCCTTAGATGGTTGACTGGTTAAGGTTGTCAACTGCGCCGGCACCATGCGCGCCGTCAACATCGGTCAACCCAGAGCCAGAGAGGGCATACATGTTGTTCGGGTGAATGCTGGTCAACTCAGCAAAAAGCTGAAATGCTCCCTCGGTGCCGCTCTTGTTTCCAATGTAGATCTCTTTGCACTTTACATCAAAAGTAACTGAATCTTTTTTATTGTCCAATGAAATGTAATGATGGCCGGCCAACACATTCTCAGTGTGGCCACTATCAACAGCATTGTCGGATGTATGTTCGGTGGCATCATTGAAGTAGATGTACAACTCGGCATTTGCTCGGTTGATCACTGTTACTGATTTGGCAACGGCAGGAAATTCAACCTTGATCTGTGTATCATCGGCAACTGTTGCGGATCCTGTAATAAAGGGGTGTCCCGAAACCTGGTATGGTGCGGAATGGCCTAGGCCAGATTGGTGTCTATGTCTTCTTTCGTATTCATCAACCATTTTAATATCCTCTAGTCTTTATATTTAGCTTCTTTGTCTCTCTGAAGCTTTTGTGCGATCTTTTTTCTTCGGATCTTTTTCAATCGCTTTGTCTTTGAGGGCTTCTCGTAAAACATTCGATCACGATACTCGTCCAAAATCCCTACTTTCTTGACCTTCTTTGAAAAACGACGAATAAGTCTTTCTCCACTCTCGTCTTTTTTCGGTCTAACCTCAACATTTATTGGCCTAGCCATTTTTACCTCTACTTCTTCAACAGTTCTTTCCAGACGCCAGCATTTCCCATCAAAGAAGAAATGTCGACTCCCGGATCTGATGGCTCAACATCGCTCAGGGGTCCCGCGGGGGATGGGCCGTTGCCTGGTGTGCCGCCAGATTTCAATGGTGTGGTTCCCTCAAAAAGGTTTACACCATTCAAGTTATATATGTCCTTATAGGAGCTTTTCCCTATCGACTCCATCATATTCTTGCGCATTTCCGCCAATTTGGCTCGCTGCACTTGCGCCTGCTCCTTCGCTCGGGTCGCTTCAGCATGAATTGTGTCATCTTGGTTGGTGGCTGGCGCGGGGGGCGGAGGGGTGGCCGCTCTGAACTCTCTTGCTACCTCGGAAATGACAGTGGCCAAGAGACCCTCTTCGATGAGCACTTCCTTGATGCTCTCTTTGATCATGTTCTTGAAATCAGTCTTTTTCAATTGGTTGCCTCGTTGTCAGAAATGATGTCATTCAGGATTCTATTCAGTTTATCAGACTTTGTAAAGATGTTTGATTCCTGCATCTTTGCTTCTTTTACCATGAATGCGCCCGGAGTGGAGGGCTCTGATACGAAATCAAAGCAGATCAACTGGAAGTCATCGTTGACTTCGGAGACTCCGTTTGTCTCGGTAACGGTGCCTAGACCTCGCGAAGAGATTCCAAGCTTTACGCCACACTCAACCAGTGAGCGAAGAACCTGACCTGACGGGGTGTTCAATACCTGAACTTTTCCCATTACATCGTTTCCGTCCCACCACAAATCTGTTACCATGTGGGAGGCGTTCTTGAGATTTACAACTGAATCTTCGGGGTGGTCAAGTTCTCCCAAGGCTCGTCTTTCCTGTACGATCTTGGCGTAGTTTTGTACTTCTCTTTTCAAGATGGCCTCAGAATAAACGCGGCCGTTTCCGTTGCGAACGCCACACGTCTGCATTCTGCCAGTGAGGATCATTCCGCCTTCGGAAACAAACTTCTTTTCGGCCTCGGTGAGAAGGTCTTGGCATACACCACCTTCGCAAAGTTCGTAATATTCTCTAAGAAGCATTTTCTTTGACATAGCACTCTCCCAAATATAAAATGCGGGCGCTACCCGCACGAGTTAAGAACCCTTACAACAATGTCTAACTGGTTGAATCATCCATCTCTTGGTGGTCATGATTTCCTCCGTCAATCTTTAGGCCGTTGTCGCCGAACAGCATGCTAAGAGCGTATGAAGTTCCCGAACTCAAGCAGCCTAAAATGAGCAAATTCGCGATATTATACTCAAACGTAAATAGTTCCGTATATTTGTTTAAGCCAAACAAAAAGATACCCACCCAAAAGCCCAAACACATGGGGCAATGGAAGAGTTCGCCGAAGAAACCCTTGGCCGGCCTTATTGAATTGAAAATTGAACCGTAAACCAGTATCTGTGTGAGGCCGTAGGCAGCCAGAATAAAATAGATGAGATCCACTTACAACCTATTCTTGATACATGTGGCCGTAGTAGTAGCCGGGGTAGTAATCCAAGGCGCCCTTTGTGCCCTTCTTGTCTTCGTGCGGAACTTCGCCAAGTTCTGTGGAGTCTGCCGCATCGGGATCCAGCAGTCTTTCTCTCTCCACATCGTCCACAAACTGGTTGACATCCAAGAATGATCTCTCGCTCTCAATAAACTCTGAGATCAGAGAAAGGCCAGCATTGAAAGGATCTGTGTAATCGCTTTCGGTGGGGAACGTTCCCTCGATGGAGCCATACACATTGCCGCCGCGGACGGATGACGGGTCGATGAAACCTCTTCTGTGTAGGAAGTCGAAAAGGCGATCCTGTGTCTCATACGCCAAGTCGTTCTTGTTTGTCTTCGTAAAAGTAGTGATCTTTCCCTGAGACGGGTTGATGACAATATCAATCATATCGTGATCCATGATCATCACGTTGCCGTCAACAGTCTTTCTGGCAACCAACTTGATGATCTTATCTGGCTTCTCCTCTGGGGGAGTTACCAATACCTTGATATCGTTTGCTGCGTCGTCCTCGGGGGGCGTGACCAAAACCTTTATTGCCATTATGCTTCAAGCTCCTTGGCCAATTCCTGAACCTTCATGATTGTCACGAGAGACTTGTCTGTAAGTCTCTGCTTCTTCATATCCTCTAAGATATCGAAAACCGCACTGATCTTGATCTGTACATCTTCGTCGTGATCCGCACTTGTCTTGGCCTCGACCAAAACATTCTTGATTCTTCCGATTTCCTCATTCAAGAACACGTTGAACTGCAACTTGCCCTCGTCGTTGACGGAGTTGATGAAGTGGCGAAGGAGGGTGGCCTGATTTTCGTTCAGGCTGCCATACGAGGTATTGAAGTTCTCGACGAACTTCTTGTATACGATGTTGTCAATTGGCTTGAGTTGGGATGTGGCTTCCTGCTTCTTCTTCTTGGACAACAACATGTTGTCAACAAGTGCGCCCTCTAGAAGCACTCGCTCCTTCATCGGCAACTCTTCGTGATTGAAAAGCTGGTATACTGTTGCGATGCTCTTGTAGTTGGGGACGAAGTTGTCAAACACATCCTTGGAGATGGCCTTGTTGATTTTATTGATCAAGCGGGTCTGCTCGTTGAACAGTTCCTTCTTGTCGATCTGGCCGTGTTCCTTCTTCACTTCGTTTAGAAGTTTCTCGGCAGTATGCACCTTGAGTTTTCTTGTCTCCAATACGGTTCTGTATAGGTCAAGCTCTTTCTTCAAGCAAGAGTCCTTGCTGAAGTATTCTTTTACCACGGAAACAATTGTTTGCTTCTTTGTCGCATTATTCTCTACGATGCTCTTTGTAATCTCTCGAACCAGGACTTCGTAAAGAAAAGCGGTATTTCTTTTCTTATTGTGTTTCAACTTTGTCATGACTTTCGTTAAGCTCCTTTTTATTTACTGTTTCTTTCAACTCAAGCTCATTGATCAAGCTGGCTACATCTTTGCTCAACTTGAGTATTTTATGCTCGGCTTCCTTATAATTAGACTTTCCTTCCTCAAACGGGACATCATTCAGTCCGGAATCCAAAAAAGCACCAATGGATGACTTGCCCTTCCAAATATTTCGCGGAGCGGGAGAAGCGCTTTCTCTAGAGTATTTGGCATGCTGCCCCCGGGTTTTGGCACCTTGATCGCGACGATCACCTCCTCTTTTCCCAACGGGGATATACCAGCCCTGGTCGTGCCTCTTAGACGGCCGTCGGCCGTGACGGTCTCGTTTCCCGGGGGCAGCAAGTAGTGTGGTATCCTCACCGCCACCCTCTGGTGCGGCTTCTTCTCCACCGGGTTCGGCGCCGGGTTCACCACCGAGTTCTCCCCCAAGCTCTCCGCCAAGTTCTCCGCCGAGTTCACCACCGAGTTCGCCGCCTTCGCCACCAAGGTCTCCCCCTAGGGCTCCGCCGCCTTCTGCGGCGACTTCTTCTGCGACGGCATCAAGCTTCGCATTCATGTAGCGATCGTAATGCATCTCTCTCTGGTTGCGAACAAACTCCTCGTCGGAAATGTTGAAGAGGTGTTCTGAAACCCAGCGCTTGCTGAAGAAGCCATCGATGGCAGCATTGGCGACATCAAACTTGGTCTTCCAGTGCTCCAGTTCCTGCAACTCCGCAATCTTGGAGGGGTTGTTGAGGGACAGCTTGAATGAAATCAAGTCGTCTCCACGATATCCCAGTGTGTAAAGATGGATGATACCAACCTTTTCAAGTTCAGTGATGATGACGCGCTGAAGTCTCTGAATGGTTCTGGCGAACCGAATGTCCTTCTGGGCCAAGGTGGCCTTGTCCTCGTCGGCACCCTCCGCTCTTGACAGATAGGAGGCCGGGATCTTGAGGGCCGCGAACAACTTGTCACGAAGATACTTCACGTCGTCAATGTCGCCGGTGTACGTACCACCGGGGAGGGATTCAATCGCAGAGGCGGAACCCTGACGGACTGGGATGAAGTAATCCTCGTCAATGCTTAGTGGGTTGTAGCGAAGGTCGACGCGGCCCGTGTCCGAATCAACAACTTGGTTACGCTTCATTTGCGTAACCACCTTCTGCATATACTGTTCAACTTCCTCGGGTGGAATGTTTCCAACATCGATCTTGAATACTCGGCGCTCTGGTGAGCGGACGATGCGGTATGCCATCATTGCGTCTTCGAGCAAAGTAAGCTGGCGCCAAATACGTCGTGCGGGCTCCAATACGGATGTACCGTAGGGGGCGTACTTATCGTTGCCTAGGATCCTGAAGTGTGCGATCTGCCAGTTCTCTAGAGTTAGGCCAGCGGAGTTCCACTGAAACTGGACATAGTTTGGGTTTGTCTCGTCCTCGCCCTCAAGTCGCTCAATGTCTCTTGTGGGAAGGCTGATGATATTCTTTACACCATCGTTCTCATCGATGTCAATGTATAGGAAGTAATCACCATACTTGCACATTGTTCGGCTCCAACCAAACATGTTGTGCTCGATGTTCATTACGTTGTGATATAGTGCGTCAAGAATTGTTTTGATTTCTTCGTTTGGACAGTTGATCTTGATGAGCGGCTGGAGGTCTGTTGATGTTGTCATCTCGTCCGCATAGATGTCCAGTGCAGAAGCAATCTCCG